TTAGTTGAAGAAATTGAGAGAGAAGAAGGATTGTTAAACACACTCAACAATTCCTTCAACACAGTGTTTACAGGTATTCGTTACCTCGCTGAATGGATACGTAAATGACAAGAACATTGAGAATTGAAGCACCACCTGAACTAACTCTTAAAGTATTTCTAAATCCAGAAGAAAGCGGATTAGAAGGAGATGAAGGTGGTTATGCTTTAACTGAAATTGTACCACGAACTTATGAAGTTGAAATCGAAGAAGAACTCATCTTCGGTATCTACAGTGTTCGTGTTGTAATGGAAAGTGAAGCACCAGATATTACAATTGATTCTGGTTATGTTAAGTTTGCTGCAACAGCAGGAACTTACATAATGACTCAAAACAAACCAGATGCTTGTCCAGTTGCTGCATCAACAGAAGGTTTAACATTCTCTACATATGGTCCTAAGAGAGTTAAAACTAAAGAGATGGAAATTGAACAATTTGCTCCTAGTGAAATCATGAAAGCTGATGAAAGAGCAATAGCTACAAGTCCAACTTTCTGTGAAGGTGGAGTTTGTGTAGGTCGATATGATAGGAGAACTCCATGAGAAATCCATTACGTTGGTTAGCAAGTAAGATTCAGAACTTTACTTATGCTAGAGATTGGGGTAGAGAGTATGGATATGACATACTACCTCCAGAGAATCTCCGAGCTGCCCTTGATGTAAGTCCTTTTCTTCGTCATGAGTACATTAAGTTCAGTAGAGCAGAAGCAGATCGTAATCCTTATTACTCATCTGTTCTAAACAAACTTGCTGATTATACAATTGGACCAAGTCCTTCAATCATTGGATTTTCAGACAATAATGATTTCAATGATAATGTAGAAGATGTTTATTCTGATTGGATAAGAGACAATTCAGTAGCTCGATCTTATCGACAATTACGTCGAGAAGCAGCATTAACTGGAATTGGTATTCTTATTCCTTATAAAAATAAACAAACAGAACATGCAATCAAACTTTCTTACAAATGTTTTGGAGCTGATAGTTTAAGAACTCCTCCAAATACAAGACCAGAAGATAGAATCATTGATGGTATTCAATATGATGAAGATTGGGAACCAGAAAGATTCTATTTGATTGATGCAGACATTAAAGATCTTCATGTTCTACCATCAATAAATGATGTAAAGGAGTACACAATTGATGAACTCATTTATTGGTGTAGAGGGTATCAAAATGGTAGGATACGTCCTATCCCAGAATGCTATGCAGCATTTACTTTCTACCCCTACATTCGAAGATTTTTGCAAGCAACAATTGAAGGTGAAGAATTCAAAGCCAGTTTCCCGCTTGCACTTGAAGTTGATCCAACAGTTTATCCTGTAAAGTCTGGTGGACCACCTCCTTATGGATCATTTACATATGAACCTCGATCAGTAAAGACATTACCAGTTGGAACCAAAATGGTTGGTTTTCCTGCTGGTATGAGTAGTTCTGATCGAGATAAATTGATTCGAATGTTTGCTGGAGCATGTGCTCTTACTGTTGATATGCCTAATAACATTGCCTTAGGTGACAGCAGTAATAGTAATATGGCTTCATCACAAGTAGATACTCAACCTTGGGCAAACAAAGTTGAAATTGATAGATTCGATCTTGAACCTGTATTTCGTCGATCCTTTAGACGTTGGTGGTCTCAAGCGGTTCTTAAAGAAGGATTACTCACTAATCGATCGAGAATACAACAGAAGTTTCCACAAACATTTCCACACCTTAATGGTTTCACTGATATTCATAGTCACCCTGATCCAGCAAAGAGAGCTAATGCTCGAATGACAGATTTGATTTCTGGAGCAACAACTTTGAATAGAATTTACACCAGTCGTGGTATGAATGTTCGTCGTGAACTTGCAAGAGATGCCGAAGCTTTTGGTTTGACTTTGCAAGAACTTATGGATCACCTTCTCGTAGCAAGGTCAACAAATGCGTTTAAGGTAATGACAAATGGTACAGAACAGCAACCCGTTGAATAGTTTTTGTATTCAACAAGATGCAAAGATCGAAAATGCGGAGACAAAAGAAGATGGACTAACTAGAGTAAACATTTTAGGTTACACTGGAGATTCAGTTGATCTTAGTGACTACGGAGTTGATGCTCCAGTAGTTTATAAGGTTGATGGTATTCAGTTAGCAAAGAAAGAGATACCTTACCTTCTTGAACACAACTCAAGTAAACCACTTGGTCATATTGAGAGTGCATCAAATAAGAATCATAAAGTAACTACACTAGCAGTACACTCCTTTCCATCCCAGGAAAGTAAGGACGTAGCAGAAGCTATCACAAAGAATAAGATGCCATACCAAGCTAGTATGGGTCTTGAAATCAATGTTGAATCTGCTGTCTATCATGAAGAAGGTGCAGTTCAGGTTAACGGCAGAACCTTTAATGCTCCTGTAATCGTTATTCACGATTCAACAATGTACGAAATGTCTGCCACTCTTTTTGGACGTGATAGTAATACTACAATCACAAAACTCTCTAAGGATATGTTAATGAAGATTCGGAATAACAAGGGTGGTACGACTGTAACCACTCCCCCAGAAAAGACGGAGAACAAGGAAACTACTCCTCCAGTTACTCCACCAGTAGTAACTCCACCAGTAGTTGAAAATAAGGATACTACTCCTCCAGTAGTACCTCCAACTGCTCCTCCAATTACCGTTCCTGCTGTAACTGAGCATAATGGTAGTCCAGACAAGTTTGGTAAGTTTGTTGAACTTCGTAAGAAGTACAGTGATGCCAAAGAATCGATTCTGATGAATGCTGCCAACGAAGGTTGGGATGATGATCGTATTACTCGTGAAATCAAACTTGATAAACTTGAAAACAGCTATCCAGGTATTCCAGGTGTATTCACTCCTGATAACAAAGTTGATAATAGCTTCCTAGCACACTTTGCTTTGAGCTGTGGTGTTACACCTGAATTCCTTGAGAAGAAACTTGGAAGTCAAATTGTTCAAGTTGCACATAACAAACCACGAATGAGCCTTCGTGAAAGCTTGATGTTGACAGCCAACAATGCTGGTGGTCGATTCAATGGTCACAGCGACGTTGAAAACATGACCAAGTTCTTGAAGCGAGTTCACTTCCAGAATGCATGGTCTTCTGTTGATTATCCTAACCTGATGCACCAAATTGGTAAGTGGGTTATGGAAGAAGCATGGTTGCTTGATCCTCCATTTGCACCAACCATTTGTAAGAAGTTGAGTAACTCCAACTTCAATCCTGTTGGACATATTCGTCCAAAGGGTGGAAACATGTGGACTGGTCTAAACAAAGAAGGTAAGCTGGAACATGCTACCTTTGGTAAGGAAGACAAGTACACCACTGAACTTGGAACCATTGGTCAAATTCTCACTTTGAAGCGAGAAGATATTATCAATGATAACATTGGTTGGATTGAAGAAACTCTTCGATTGATGAAGGAAGGAGCATTTATGTTCCCAGATTATCAATTGGTGAACTTGATTCACAATGGTGTTGCTGCTAGTGTTCAAACCAATAGTGGTGCTGATCAATCGGTGTTTAACCTACCATTCAATGCAGAGAACCTTGAGATTCTGCACAATGTAGTTAAGCGTCGTAATGTTACCAAAGGTGACAAGACTGTTAATGCTCGACGTAGCACTCGTTATAAGTTGGTTTACACTTCCGACATTGAACGTGATGTTTGGGAAGTATTGAATCAAGAAGTATTCATCAGCCGTACTGATGGGTATGGTGGTCGATTGAATTACTGGAAGGGTAAGTTTACTCCAGTTATGTTCGATCAATTGGACAATACCACTTACAACGCAAATGCTAAGAGTAAGTCTTGGGGTCTTGTTCCTGAAAGTGACACCTATGCACCTTATGCAATGACTCTGTTGAATGGTCAAGAAAAGCCAACAACTGAAATCGTTGATCTTCCAGCCGATGAACTTGGTTGGGGTATGCGAGGTTATTGGGACGTAAATCTTGATTACCGTCCTGTTGAAAATGATATGCTTCAAGGTGTTGCTTGGAGCTTTACCGACGAAGTTGGCTCCATCGAAAGCTAAGGAAAATTAAGCAATGACTATCAGCAATCCATCACAAGCACAAATGTTTAGTGCTAATTACGATGCTCTAGGTCAGTATCTTACTGATGATGACCTACGACCATTTTACAATCCACCTGATAGTGGGGTCATGTATCAGATGGGAGAGCCAGTACTTCTCCCAGAAGGTGCAGGCTATAAGACATATATCTGTCAAAGCCCAATTCGTCCAGGCGAAGTTGGTTACTTGGTCAAACGATATACTGTTCTTCTGCCATGTGATCTATCAGCAGATGTTCAAGAAGGACAACTCCTATTTTGGGAACCATCATCAAACACTGTTCAATTAACAGGTGACGTAACGAATGGTTTCACTGTAGGTTGTGCTACCTTCGAATATGTCAAGGGTCAAGTTTATGATCTTGGGGCAGACGATCGACCTATCTGTGGAACCGAGGATTCTACTCATATTCGTGTGATTAGTATTCATGGAGCCAACACAGGTAAAGGTACGTTTGCATAACCATGAACATGATTACTTGGGGTCTAGCCTGGTTCCAGAATCAACGAGAAACTTATGTGTCAGAAGACGTGACAATAGTTCATCGTACTGGAACCAAGCCTGTAGCAGCCTCAGTAATTGAGCCTGGAACTGAAATATCTGCAAATGGTATAAAAGTTAAATCTGATAAGACTTTGTTCATTGTAAAGACAACTCTTTTAGATGGAATCCATTTGCAACGTGGTATGAAATTTGTACGATCTAATGGAGACACATATGAATTGATTACCGAAAAGGGTACACCAGTTTATATGAATGATCCTAACCGACTTGACACCGTATTTCCAACGAAACTGCTATGCTCCTAAGTGAAATAGTTGAACGACTTGTAGTAATTATCAATGACAATAAGTCACTAATTTCTACAACCGATTTTACAGCAATAGAGACATTGGATTACGAAACTTGTCTACAGAAGGAAGATCTTCAAGTTTTAGTTGTACCTGATAACAATTCTTATACTTTTGATGAGAAACTAGGACGCAGACGAATTCTTAGTCATGGAGTCAGCAAAAACATATCTATCATGATAGGTAAGAGTTTTGTTGAACTTGCTGAGAATGATGATGTTGCTCCATGGTCTGAGTCGAAAGATATAATCAACACAAGAGAGAAGATATCTCAATTGATTATTAAAGAAGGAATCGAAGGTATGACACTAGCAGCAATGGAAGAGATTCCCCCAGAAGAACTTGAGCTGGGTCGAAGGAACTATGTTGCTATCACTCAAGTCAGTTATGAGGCTCAACAATGCGGTTCAGGACCAGATTTACAATCTTTGTTGACCGTTTCAGAAGAAGGGTCAGGAAGGGCAAGTCTACGAGCCTCTATCAGACAGCAGGTCTCATCCGCAAAGAGGCAAGGGATTCAATGAGAGTAAGAAGGAAAGCCTCTCCGCCAGGTTCTCCTCCTTCTGTTCATAATCGTCCAGGTTTGAAAGAGATTGCTTTCTTTGTTGAGAATGATCGAAGGGCTTATATTGGTCCTCGAAAGTTTAGACGTAGAAGTAAATTGAATAAGCCTGTACCGCATGTTCATGAAAAGGGTGGTACTGCAATTGAAGTGAGAAATGGTAGATGGATTATCAAGAGATATCCTGAACGATCTTTCATGTATAGAGCAGTTAAAACACTCAAAAGAAAAGGTAAACTTAATTCACAATTTCGATATATGTTAAGGGGATGATATGCCTGCAACAGCAGCACCTGAGAACTGCGATCTAAGAGGGATCGACGCTTGCTTGTATTACAATACAGGCGATGATGACACGGAAGTATGGGTTGAACACATCGGTGTTACCGGTGACTTGACCTGTAATGAAACCGAAGACGAAAATGAGTTACCAACTCGTAATCGTAATCGTAAAGCTAAGGAGTACACTCAAGGCGATATTGATATTAATATCGTTGGTACTCAAGTAATGGACCCACTCTACCAAGGTTGGCAAGTACTTTACTCAATGCGAGCACGTGGTGAAGCATATGACGTAATGTTTCTAACTCAACCAATTAACGTAGTTGGTGCTGTTGGATGGCGTGGTAAGATGCGTAACTTTGACCGAACATTTAATGCTCCGGCTCAAGGTTCACAGAATCAAAACTTTAGCCTTCGACCAGCAGCTTGTTCTGATGTATCAGCTCGTGAAGTACGAATTGACGTTGCTGATACTGTTGCTGATTATGACCCCACAATTGTAGAGGATCTTGAATCATGAGTATGAGTAAGCTTGAAACTATTCTCCGAAGAACAGCAGCTAAAACTGTCAATGTAAGAATTGACCAAGTTGCTGAACTCATTGGAGAAGAGAAAGCTGACGAACTTTGCTTGTATCCAGTTAGTGCTAGTGAAATTAAGCATCAAAATCAGAGTCATCGATCACAGCTTAAAGCTGAACATAAGATCAATACTCGTAATCTAGGTGGTTATGATCGCCGTCAACTGATCAATGCATTGACAGAAGCTCGTAACGGATCAGAGGAAATTGAAGGTACTAAGTTCAATGAAGCACCTGATAAAAATCTTCTACCACAAAGTAAGAAGAAAGAACTAGAAGATCGTAATCTAGTATAGTCAACTTCCCCCAGAAAAGATGCCCTGTAGAAATATGGGGCATCTTTTATTTTCATAAAGAAAACCCCTATGATTAAAAGCAAATTCAAATACGGTGATGAGTATGTTCCAATGGAATTGGGATGGTTACTTGTCAATACAAAGTTATCAGACTTAGGACTTGAAGTTCTAAATCTTCTTGATAACAATGCAGCAGGACTTACAAACATTTTATACAATGATGTATTAATGTTAAAAGTTCTTTACTTCTATGTTCGAGAAGAACGTGGTGAAAGTATTACTTGGGAACAAGCTCTTGAAACTCTTGATCGTACAGAGGGAGGACTTGAGCAATTCAAAAATGCTTTCTTTGATATGGTCGTGGGGTTTTCCAGCCCCACAGTTCAACCCGCACTGAGGACAGTCCGGAAAGAACTGGAGAAAAGACTGAAGGACCCAAAAAGTCTGATTTCGAATTCTTCGTCCTCGGTCTCGTCGGAAGAATCGGAATAAATCCCGATAACTATACCATTGGTGAAATGATAACTATCCAATCTGAGAGAAGAATTGAAACTCAGATTGATAGAGCTTGTGCTGCACAATCATCAGAGTTGTTACCAAAGTTGGCACCAACAAAAGATGAATTGGAAGCAAGAAAGAAACAGATTGAAGCTAAGATTAATGCAAGGTTTGCACAACTATGAGAGCTGACATACTAGCAGGACGTGCTGTAGTCATTGTCGATATCCAAGACATGACAGATAAGGCACTTCGTGATCTAAGAACTAAGTTTCGTGTATTTCAATCTGCTGTAAGTGAAGTTGGTGGAGATTTATTTCGTGGTGGTTTGTTTGGAACTGCCGGATCGATATTTCCAGTCAAAGCATTTGCAGACTTTCAAGATCAAGTTCTATTTCTACGTACTAAACTTCCCGAAGCATCAAAAGAGATGTTGCAAGAGGTAGAGAATTATGTACGGAAGCTAGGTAGAACTACATCATTCTCACCCCAGGAAGTAGCAAGGGGTGCAACCATTCTGGCAGAAGCAGGTTTCTCTGCCAAGGAAGTAATGGATGCACTCCTTCCTTCTCTCGATTTAGCACGTGCTGCTCAAGTCGAACTCGAAACAACAACAGCAATTCTTACTGGTGCATTACGTGCTTTTGGTGCAGACTCATCACAAGCAGCAGAATATGCATCGAAGTTTGCTACTGCTATTCGTTTAGGTACACTCGATATTGTTGACCTTAACGAATCACTAAAATACTCACAAGGTACGTTTGCTACCTTTGGTACTTCGTTTGAAGAAACATTAGCTCTTATTACTAACTTATCAAATGTTAGTACAAGAGGTACAATGGCTGGTACTTCTCTTCAAACAGCATTTCAGAATCTTAGTTCAGAAGCTGATAAGCTAAATGAAATTCTAGGTGTTACACTTACTGATATGGACTTTGTTCATCCTATCCAAGCATTGGAAAAGATGGAGAAAGCTCTAGCCGGCATGACAAATCCTGAGAAGGTAAATGCGTTAAGAGAAATTGCAAACATTCGTGGTGCTAGAGGTATCTCTGGAGAGTTTCTTGCTGGTCTAGTTAATCTCAAGAAGATTACTAAAGCACTACAAGAGAGTTCAGATGAAGCACGTAAAGCATCTACGATGATGGATAGTCGTCTTGGTGGTTCTTTAAGAAGAACTATTAGTGCTTTCCAAGACTTTGAGATTTCAATTGGTAGCACATCAGAAGGTCCACTAAGTGACTTTCTCACAAAATCAACAGGAGTTCTTAATTCACTGAATGAATTATCAGTTAAGTTTCCAAAGATTTCACAAGGATTGCTTCTTCTTGGACCAGCAGCATTAGTAGGTGGTTTAGGTTTACTTACACTCTCAACAATTGCAGCCAAGTTAGTTATTCTACTTGGTCCATTAATCTCTTTGAATGCTTTATTATTCAAAGGGTTAGCAAACATTGTTGGATTGAACATTAAGCAATTATCATCAGTAGGTAATGCTTTCAAGTTTCCTATTGCAGGAATGAGTAAACAACTTAATGCTGTTACTGCTGCTCAATTAAAATACAATGCTGCACAAAAAGCATTGAGAGGTAACATCACTGCTAGTAATGCAAAGAAAGCAGCAACTGCTTATGC